GTGACTAATGATGTTGAGATAAATGTTTTTGTCTCAATGGGAGATGATTTTGAGGTTTTTGTACCCGACGATCACTTTCAACATTTTGTGTGTAAACCACAATCTGGTCGAGAGGAAATCGTGACTGAGAGTCAAAATACCGCTGAACCATCAGCGCCCCAACATAAGGTCATTGAAGATTTGGGACCTACAATGTCTGATAATAGTTACATCAATAAGGTATTCACAGGAGAAAGTATTGCTTCCTTCCGTACTTTGCTAAAACGTTATTACCTGTGGACAACTATTGGTATATTATCACCACAAGACAGAACTTTATGGGGTAGATTTAGTATGTTCCCATTTTTGCGTGGCAACGTTGAGGGTGCCGTTCACACGACGAACACCCTTGCCCCTTATAATTATTGTAACACTGTCTTGTTGCATTGGGTCACTTTTGCATTTTCTGGTTGGCGAGGTTCCATTCGCTACAAATGGTTGCCTAGAGGGCAATTGAATAGCGATGAGATGCCAACTTTGTATGTTCAGAGACATGCTATAGGAGAAGATCAGTATGACTTCAACTTTAAAGTATCAACATCTTATCTTAATAACTCCCAAGCTGCTGAATCTACAGTTGTGAAGCTTGACCCTGCTACATTTAGACCTCGTGAAGGCGCCCCGTTCTCTGGCGCTAAAGGACAGGTTTATCAATGTGGTCGATTAAACCCTTGCATCGAATACGAGTTACCTTATTACTCTCCATTTAGGTTCTCGCCAGGCAAGCGCCAGAACTACACATCCCTCACGTTCTTTGAAGAGGGCTATGACTGGTACTTGCAGTGTGATGCAGGGGATGCCTCAGCATATGACATTCATGTTGCAGCTGGTGAAGATTTTACACCGTATTTCTTCACTGGTTTGCCTAGAATGTATTTTGAGGCAAGTCCGCCCGCACCCCAGGCGTAATACGGGTGGCGACATTGCAACAATGTCGATAATATTTGTTGCTAGTTTTCTATATTCCTATGATAATATAGCTTAATAAAATTTTCCCCTGTGGCCGGGGAAGGCGCTGAAAAGCGACCGGACTAACCGCCGAATTAACTTTGACTATCTTAAGCAGGTAGCTCTTATCGTTTTACGCACAGTTAATTCGGTGCGTAGTTGCGATCAGAGTGGTGTCAATTGACGCCTCCTGATAAGGGAGTCACAAGTTTTATAGCGGTAGCCCAAAGAGTGTGGTAACACACTCGCAATCGCACGACCTTGTACAGTTGAAGAGGGTCGTGCGAACCTGAGG